CTGCACCCGAAGCAACTGAGGTAAATGGTTGAACAGAATTTTGCTCGATGGTTACATTAGTTCCATCGTCTTTTATTGCAGAATTTACCAAACTGTTTTTGTCGGTTGGTTTAGGTAAAAATCCTGCTGTTAAATTTCCACGCAAAAGATTAACACTATCGGTTATGAATATTGGGTCTGTTTCTGTTGATACATATATGGCATTTGATTGTACTTTCGTATAATGGTTAAGTAAGCTGTCTTGTAGTCCTGTAATGGATGATATGCCCCATGATGTTGGTTTATCGGTTAAGGAGTTATAACTTTTCTCTTGAAGTGTATTTAGACTGTCATGGTCGTTTAATAATCTGTAAATAGTTAAGGTTGGTTTATCTGTTAGGCTATTGTAGCTTTTCTCGTCTAAGTTTGTTAAAGAATCGTGATTATTAAGGTCTCTTTTTGTTTTAACTAAAAGTGTTATAGTATCCTGTAATTCCTCTATATTAAAGCTATCCCTTGCTGTTTCGGCAGATAATGACCTAACTATTGAACTATCAACTCCCGTTTCATCAATATACTCTGTCAATCCAAAATATGTAGGTATTAATATATCTGCATAGTTGTCTTTGGTTATCTTCATGTATCTGTCTGTGGAAACAGGGTACTTATGGAAGTTGGCACTAACAGTATCAGGGGAGAATTCTACTTCTAATAGACTTAATGTATCACCCTTGTATATGATATACTGATCGGCAATCACGGCTTCTGTAGCCCTTAATACTTGCCTTTTGATGTTGTCCTGAGAATATCCGATCATGGACATCAAGACAAGGAATATTATTATTATCTTTTTCATTTCTTTAATCTGAGATCCATTCTTCATAACTCATTGCTACATATCGGAAGGTGCATGGTTCATCTACCGTAATTACAAACCCTGTTACTGTTTCATTTGAAATAGTAAACCCTACATCGTAACCATCAGGGTTTATTGCTTTAGATTTTACTAATTCCCATTCCACTCCGGTATCGTAAGCTGTTGGGAATAATATTGGGTTTGCACCAGAAACAAGGGCTATATCCTTCACCCTGTTCATTCCTAACATCTTCTGAACAATAGCCTGTACGTAGTCCTCATACTCTGGTATTATTAATGAAAGGGCTGTATTTAGTTGTTCTAATGTCATGGCTTATAGGTTTGCGAATTGTTTGTCCATCGCTGCCCATGCTTTTTGGGCTTCTTCTGGTCTTTGTGTTATCTCCAATATCTTTGCTGCACAAATCCATGTTAAAGCCGGTTGTAGATTTGCTTGAACATTCTCTGCTGTTACGTTGGCTATATAAATGAACTTACTTGCTAAGTGTGAGTCTCCAATGTCAAGAGAGTAGTACTCTACTACTTTCTTTAATGTGCTGCTTATAATCCTTTCGCTAAGGGCACATACGGGCTTTGCCTTCCCTCCTCTGGTTACTGTATTACCTTGTTTCTTATACTTAGGATCACTCGGTCTTATAAGTTCTACACAATCCCTTAACCACCCTGTCATTCTTAGGGATTTAAACCTTAAGTAATCGGTAGGTAACTCAATATATCCTGTTCCATCTTCCGGATCTGTTTTTACCGGAGCTGTGGTACATATCTTTCCTACGATGAAGTCTATCGGTGCAACCTGATGTAAGAGAGTGGCACTTTCATCGAGTAGTGCGTTAATGTATAAATCAAGTGTGTCGGTGATATTTGTCTGGTCGAGGACTGAGAATTGAACCCCTTCACCTTCAGGCATCATTTCGTCAATCTTTACCTTAACGTCTGATATCAAGAGCATCCTTGCAGATGATATGTCGCCTCCTCCATCTATTGTGATTAACTCACTAAGAAGAGCGTACCAGGCACTTTTAAAATCATTTGATTGTTTTGATAAGTCTGCCATGATGAATAGGAATTAAAAAAGCCCTGCCCAAATCACGGGTAGGGCTTTAGTATTATGAGATTATTACTTTTTAATTATGCCAGGTCATGGATGAAGAACCAAAGCCCGGTAGTTGCATTGTAAGCTACAATGTCTCCTGTTGCTGTGGTAATTTCATCACCTCCTGTATTGAGTGCCCCTCCGGTAGTGACTATGTAGACATCAAGGTTTGTTGGATCTTCAAGGGCTGCTATTGCTGCTGCTGTTGCAGAGCCCTGAGATTTCAAACACTTGTCGTATATGTAGTCGCTGATTTGTACAAGCCTTGTTTTGTAGGTATTCATATCCCCGAAGTGGCCTGAAACAAACTGTCCTGCGAATTCTGCTTTTGTCATGGTATGTAATTATTATTGTTTTTTAATGACAATGTTAAACCCTAATCCTTTGCCTTTATTGATGATAGAGGTAAGGTTTGGTATTTTAATGCCCGGAATATTATATGGTTCACCCTTAAGAAAATCTTTAGCAAGATTGATGTTATCGAATTCCTTGGTTATTAGTTCCGGATCGTTAGATTTATCTTCTTCCTTAATCTCATCCTTTGTTTTTTCAAGGATGAAACTATTATTGAAAGAAGGAGATGCTTCGAGAGCTTCCTGTATCATAGGATTGTCGGTCTTGTAGTAAGGCATAGTCAATTTTGGGGATCTTGTACCACCTGTAAATTCAATATGCTTATGCACTCCATTAACAACTATCTGTACTTGATACGATATGCTCCTTATGGTTCTGTATGTTTTTAACGACATAGCTTGCTTAGTTAAAGCCGGAGTTTCCCCCGGCATTATTTATTTTGCTTCTTGTATCACCAATTCAAATGAATCGAGCTTAATTCCTACACCTACGCTATGATTACCTTTAATGATGTATTCAAACATCAAGTAACGGTAGTAAGGCTTAATAGAAGGAACAGGAGTGACGGTAATAGCCGGAAACTTAATAGAGTCAGCAGGATATGTAGCGAATGTTGCTGTGTCCTGTTTTGCTGAAAATGCAGGGATTGAATATGTATAGTCTGCATCCGTAATTGATTCTACTATTGTCGCTACCGATGCTGTAATGGCAGCAGTAGAGTCTGTTTCTATAAGCGTATAAGTGTCGCCTGCTGCGATTTTCCCGTATACATTAATAGTAACGGTTGTGTCGGCTCCTGAGATTGGAGATAATACTGTCCTTGAATAATAGTTTGTTGGTACAAACTTATTAGTGTTGACGTATATCTGCAAAGTGTCCTGATTCACAGATAATGTATCTTCTACATTACCCTCATAAGAGTACGAACATGAGTATTTAGCTGTTGGATCAGCGTTATATACAAATATGTCGTCTTTATAGTTCCCCAAGTCACAAACTCTAACCTGGGCATTTACATTAACCACTATGGCTAATGCAAAAACTAATATTGCGAATAACTTTTTCATAGCCCTATTATGTTGTTGGGTTTGCTGTTAAGTTTTCAACTCCTTTCAACCAACGGTGACAATCAGGATGTCTGAATGCCATTGTCCATGATTCAAGAATACGCTGTGCATCTACACGTTTTGTTCCTGTTTCATCAAGATTCAACTTCTTGGTCTGAGTATGTTCCAGATACCTACGTTCGATATGTTCGAGGTCAAGAACAAGTCCGTTATTGGTATATCCATAAACATCATCAAAGGCTTGGTGTCTCTTAATTAAGAGGTCTCCGAAAGTTGTTTCGATAAGTTTAAATTTCATACCGGCCACAATTTCTGTCTTACCTGATTCAAGCTGTTTTTGAACAAGCTCTACATTCATTAATGCTTCGAGAAGTCCATTACCGGCAAATACGATCTTTCTGTCTGATCCGTTATTGCCTGTAAATATTACTTTACCCCATGCATTGAAGTCAGATTTTTGGATGCCGTTAGTTGTGTCCCATTCTGTTAGTGCTGTGATATACTGTAATGCACCGCCCATGACGTGTTTATATTTCTGGGCAACGGGATCATAAACTTTATTTTTATATCCGAATAACATTTGGAGTTCTGCAACTCTACGCATATCTTCAATAGCATCACGTTTGTAGTCCATAATACCCCAATCAACTTCTTTGTTAACCATTTTATTAATTAATGATTCTTCAACCTGTGCCATTTGTATCTGTACAAAGTTGGTTTCATTAGTTGGCATATTAGCGTAAGGCTGTGTCTGTGCGTCTGTTTCTGATTTAGCAGCAGCAAGACGAGTGATAGGCTTTTCATCGCCAATAGTAGGTACAAAGTTCGCTGACGAAGTTCCTAATGCTGTTCCGGCTGCGTTCCAACCATTCAGAGGCACGATTTCGATTTTGTTCTCTGAAGCGTGTCTTGCAACTACATTGAAACGTAAAGGAGTACCATCACCACCAAGAACAGTAGGGAAAATACCGTTGTCATCAACTCCCCAGATATGTAAGTTACTTACAGGAATCTTAGCTGTTGGAGTGTTTGCTTTAACGTAACCACCATTACAAGTGTCGGTTACACCACGCACATCAACAGTCCAATATTCGTATTCCCAAGCCTTACAGCTACCTACGTTTCCTATTTCTCTGAGGATTGTGTCTAAAGGGTATCTGTCCGGCCTGATTTTAGTTATTGCTTTACTTATCTCGTTACGCAATAAATCAGGAGAGGCAACAGCAGTAGTTTCAGTTGTGACTGTATCTCCTACCGCCTGAGCAGCAGAGACAGCCATTCCGTACACTAATCCCGAAGCTCCTCCGATCAAAGCATTTACAATGCCTGATCCGAAGTCAACCCCACAAACTCCCATGAACACAATTACTGCAAGTGCCATGAAAGCCATATTTGCAATTAGTTTAAAATACTTTTTCATTTTACTGATTATTAATTAATTATAAAATTTGTCTCTTGTTTCCAAGTCTCTTTATGTCAGCAAGGAACGGATCTTCACTCCTTGTTTCAGTTTCTCGTGGTTTATTGCCACCATTTAAAGCAGGCAAACCATCGCCCACCTGATCATCTTCTTTTTGAATTTTGTTAAGGATTTTTTCGTTTCTCCCTTCTACTATTCCCATTTGCTTAGAGGCATCGAGATCGGCATCTTTATTCAGAGCATAGTAAATAGATTCCAAAAGTTGCTGCGATAGTTCACCATCAAAGGCTGCTGATAGGATTTTCAAAACAGAATCGAAGAATGTCTGATAATCTTCATCGGTCATTTTCTTATCTTCCTTGAATTGCCTGAGAGCTTCGATTGATTTAGCTTCATTGTCAGCGTACATTTTTTTACGCTTTTCCTTTTCTTCCAATCTTGACATACGTGTTTTCTTGGCTTCAGCATATGCAGGATTAGGTTCTTCTCCGTCAACGGGATTTTCAGCTTCAAGGTCTACGTGTTTTCTGAGTGCCACGTCTGCCGGAACTCCGTCACGTAAGTCAATAAGTATATCAGCAATCATTGGATTGTCATTGATGATGGCCATTAATTCACGATTAGCAGCTATTATCTTATCCATTTTAGCTTTCATGCCCTCATACTCTGCAAGTTTACTTACAGCATCTTCAAGCTCAGCCCTGTTCCCCTCTGTAATCTCTACATTTGGAAAGTATTGTGATATAGGTGAATTATCAACTTCCTGTGTTTCAGTTGGTTGTGTTTCTGTGACTTCCGGTTGAGTTTCCGTTTCTTGCTCCAAAGGTTGCTCCTCCTGAATTGGAGTCATAACTTCTTCGCTTTCGTTTCCTTTTAATAATTCTTCTTGCTCCATAACTTTATTAGTTATATTTTGAACAAATTTATCCTTTACACAATATTTCAATGTTTTACATATTCCTAAATTCAGGAATATTATTATATTTGCCTTGACCAAATCTTATACTATGGATGAACCTTCAAATACTCCCATCAGGTTATCAAGAGAAGTAGTGGTTGAAATGTATAGTAGACTGCTTAAAGAAACCCGGAGTAGAATACCATTTGAATACCGATATCTCGGAATGCAATACTACTACGACAGGATAAATGAGTTATTAATTGAAGGGTTTGCAGATGGTACGATAACGGGGACACAAAGAGCAAAACACCCATACCCCTCTGAAGTAATAAGGAAAATCATCAATGAAAGCTGCCGGAGATCGGTAAAACCTAAGCACTACATAAATGGTAGATGTCGCTAAGATAATAGACGAGAACACAAGGAGAAGGGAAATACAGTATCAGGAGTATAACCCTCTTGATGGAATTGGCTCTCCATTGGAGAGACAAGAACTTTCATTCTCCGATCTCCCTACCATGTATCTTCCATTGTCTTTTTTTAATGATCCAAGGTCTAAACAATTAATATCATGCAGGAGTATTAGCGAATATGCTAAAAGAGGAGGTTTTAAATCTGATGATGATGCTTTCCTTAACTATATTCAATTACGTTGCGACCATGACTTTGAGTTCTTTGCTGCCTATGCTTTAAAGATTGAGCATAAGGAAACGGGGGAGTTATTTAATTTTATATTAAGAAAGGCACAGAGAAAATTACTTCTGGCTCTTGAATCAATGAGGCTTGCAGGACTTCCTATTCGTATTGTTCTCTTAAAGGCAAGACAGTGGGGAGGCTCAACCTTGGTACAGATGTATATGTTCTGGATTCAACAGCGATTAAAAAAGAATTGGCATATATCGGTGTGTGCTCAGGTAGATGATGCTGCTAAGAATATCCGTTCTATGTATGAGACTTCTGTTAAGCATTATCCTTCAGAGCTTGGAATAATTACACTTAAGCCTCATGCTAAGAGTTCAAAGAATATTAAATGCGTTGAAACGGGTGGTATTATCGGTGTTGGTTCAGTAGAAAATCCCGATCAGTTCCGTTCTTATTCCTCTAAGATGGCACACCTTTCAGAAGTAGGTGTATGGAAGTCTACTCCTAAAATGTCAGGTGCCTATGTGGCTTCGTCATTAAAAAATACTATTGCTAATGTTCCTTTGTCGCTTGTTGTGGAAGAATCAACCGCAAGAGGTGTAGGTAATTACTTTCACGATCAATGGTTGGCTGCTGTAAATGGTACGTCAAGATATACACCTGTTTTCGTTCCTTGGTTTGAAATAGATATGTATGAGTCCGATATAACTGATTACCCTTTGTTTATTCAGGGGATGAACGAATACGATAGGTTCTTATGGGGAAAAGGAGCAACACTTGAAAATATAAAGTGGTATAATGAATATAAGGCCGGAGAGAACAAGACAGATATAGAAATGAATGAAGAATATCCTTCTACTCCGGAAGAAGCATTTATAAGTTCAGGAAGCAGGGTGTATCCACACCAATACGTATCCAACGCAAGAGAGACAGTAGTTAAACCGATATTTATAGGTGATGTCCATACTCCAACAATGAAAGGCAAACAATCCTTGGTTGATATTAAACTTATAGAATCAGTAACGGGAACTCTTAAGGTTTGGAGTATGCCAGAAACAATAGTGGAGATTGAAGGTAAGAAATATAGAGTAGCTAATAGATATTGTGGCTTTGGAGACTTTGGAGGCACTTCTAAAACTGCTGACTTTACCGCTTTGTCTATAATTGATAGATATTGGATGCTATTGGGAGGACTACCAGAGAAGGCAGCAGAATATCATACACATTTGGATCCATTCATTGCTGCGTGGAGGTTTGCCCAGATAAGTACTTTATATGACAATGCTTTGTTGGCACTTGAAAGCAATACCCCCGACCAGGACAAGAACAAAGAAGGAAATCACTTCTTGACTGCTATTAATCAATTAGCAGGTGTATATCCTAATCTGTACGTGAGAAACAACCATGAAAGCATAAATCAAGGCTTTATTCCTAAGTATGGCTTTCATACAAACACGGTTACTAAAACAATGATAGTAGATAGGCATAAAAACGCTATGAGAGACAAAGAATACGTAGAGAGGTCTATTGAAGCGTGTGATGAATTCGACTTCTTTGAAAACACACCAGACGGTAAAATGGAGGCACAAAAAGGGAAAAAAGACGACTTGGTTATAGTTACAGCAGGATCAGTATGGATGGCACTTGAATATATGCCACCTGTTAAACTGATAGAGATAGTGGAAAGTGGAAAATCAAAATCATATAAGAGAATAATATCAGAGGCAACAATCTAAAAATATAAACCATGAAGAATAAAGAAACAGTATTAGAAAGGCACTTATTGGCTATGCAGAATACAATCGGTGTTTACACTCCTGTAAAGGCAAAAGAGTTCATCTTAAGAGCTATGCATGAATACGCTGAGTCGGCAGTTAATGAATACATTGACGGCTCGAATAAACAAAAACGTATAGTATTAAGGCCATTATATGGTATTTACGCCCGTTTAACGTGGGATGAACTTGTAATGAAGTTAAGACTCTTTAATCTGAGAAGGGTTAAGAGGATAGTACAATCTTTATCTAATGAAGATAAAAGGAAGTATTATATTATACAAGTCGGTGATGTAGCCTATAAATACATTTCCACCAGAGACATAGAGCATAATAAGAAAATCCGTGTTTTCGGAAAGAATGTAGATGCAATCAAGTTGCATGAAACAGCAGACATAGTAGTAACACCTAAAAAATAATAGCAATGTACATCATGCCCTTTATAGTATTAGCATCTACTTTTTTGATTATTGGGTTTTTACTTGGAAGGGCAATTTACAAAAACAATAAATAACAATCATCATGGAAATAACAATTACAACCTTGGAAATTATTGAAATAGTAATACAGACTATACTATGGCTTATTGGAGCAATAATCATTGTTGGGATATTAATAGAGAATCTGCAACTTAAGAAAAGAGTTAAGGAGTTGGAGAGACCAGGAGAAATTACTTCTGAGCAAAAAGATAGTAAACTAAGTGGATTATTAAGTTGGTATAAATGTTCAACTCCGGATGATTTAATCAACAAACTCGAGAATGAAATAATCTCCTATAATCAGATGCACATAATAGCCCCGGGACTTGCAGAACAAGATAAACCAAGGATAGACGATATTAAGCAGGATTTAGAGATCGTAAAGAAACTACTCAATGCCAAGGATAAAGAATAAGAACTTGTCCGAAATGGACTTCTCCTTAAACAGAAAGCAAGTAATAAACTATATGCTTGACAATGGGATAATGACTATTGTTAACGACTTCTTTCCGACAAAACAACCTATGTACTCTATTGATGAGATAGAGAAACATTGGGAATTCATTAGAGATAAATTTTTAACAACTTATATTTCTTACAATAAAATTTAATCTATGGAAAAAGTAAAGAAAATCGGATTGTCACAGATAAACCTGATGGCATCCAAAAAACAAATGAAAGATGCCTTAACAACATTTGGCATTGAAACAGTAGTAAATGACACTGTTGCTGAACCTCACGTAGAATACTCTGCAAAAGAGTTTGTTAAGCTGTGGAATAAGTTTTCATTTCTCTTAACCTTAGATAAGATTGAAAATGACAAGCTCTAACGACATCATGAACGGTAAACCCGTTCTGCCTACTGCTCCTAAATTACAAATTAGAAAGTCGATAAGGATGCAGGCTATTGTTGATTTTATTAAAATGATAGGCGTGAAGAAGAAAGCTGAAAAGTGTGGATGGTTTCAACCAGAAACGTCTATTATAGATCCTTGGGAGACTTGGGACTACTCTTCTATTCCTGTTAATTCTATTGTAACTGTAAAGTATAAAAATGGCATGATGATTATAATGGTTATGACAGAGAATATATTTAGTCCACTTTACCCGTTGAATGATGATACTAAACAGTTTATGAGCACTAATGTTCCTGATAAAATGGCTATAATAGGTAGTGTGAAAACAACTTAAATAAATATTTAAAATGAAACATTTATTAATCTTACTGTTGGTCATTTGTACTGTAACAGTTATGGCACAAGACAAAAAAGAAGTGAAAGCTAAGGACAATAACAAACTGCTTTCTAATGCTGAAGAACTTTCCCCTATGTGGGACGACTATGTAAAGTCAGTCAATAATGACTCTACTCTACAAATCTATTGGATTTATTCTGGAAAAGAAAAACCAGAGTATAAAACCGATTCTACTGTTGTAAAGGGTGCTGCATCTAAAGTAATCATTATCCAACCTACCATGAAACAGGAATGGATTAAAGGAAATCCTACTTTCAATGGATTTAAAGAATGGATAAAGAATAAATCTCTGTAATCATTTAACAATCTGTAATTACAATATTCCTAAAATATTATATACAACTATTAAGGAATTTTATATATTTGTAATTCTTAGATTTTTATACATTTGATAAGATTTATTTTACAAAGAAAAGGGGAACTTAATTGCTCCCCTTTTTTTATTGCCTCATATATCTATTCATCATCTCTATTGCCTGTGGATTAGCCTTGCTTGCATCTGCTCCTTGCGATTGGAGATAATTAACTGCCTGTTGTGGCACTCCTGCTTGTGGATAGTTTACTTGTCCTTGTGATGCTTCTTTTTTCATCTCATTAATATCATTGAGAAGATTGTCTGCAAATGGCATACTTGTATGCTTAAGCATTAACTCCATTGGTAAAAGACCTTTTTCTACCCATCCGTTCAACCATTCGTCAATAATGGCTCTGTAAACTTGTGAGTCTGTACCTTGGTTGACTTGAAGTTCATACTGTAAGTCCTCTCCTATCTTTTCAGGATCAAATATCTTTGAGTCCTCTCTGTAATTCTGTCCCGATACAGGTAGATATTCTTTCTCTTTATAGAATTGTACTGCAACATCTATTATTTTTCTGTCCCTACGACAACGAAAAGAATTAAAGGCATCCAATATGTCTTTAGAATTTAAAGTTGAATTTTGAGCCTCCATTGCATACCTGGATGCAGGCGTACCGGAATCAGGTTTCTTTCCTTGTATGGCATCATTAACACCGGATTGAGAACTCATTAACTGCATTGACATTTGTAAGCTCTCATTTAAGCCTGCCGGTATAGCTTTATTGACTAACTGTTGTGGTATTTGGGCTCCCGGTTTAAGCTTCATTTTGATAACTCCATTTCGCTTGCTCCATGTTTCACATATCTCATCAAAATTAAAGTCATCTGATATTGAGTTTTCATCTACCAATAGTGTTCCTTTTGATGAACTACCAATAACAAAGTCAAGAAGAATCCAATTCCTGTTAAAGCCTCTCTGTATATCTAATAATTCTTCTACTGCTCCCCAGACTTCTCCTCTTATCAATGGGTGTAATCCAAAAACAAAAGGATGGGAACCATGTTTATAAGGTGTTTCTCCTGCCCATAAAGTCTCCATATTGGGGGTAATATATTTAAACCTCCAATATTTAACGTACTTCTCTACGTATTCTATGAGTGCTACTTCCTCTTGTGGTATTCCATTTTGAGCAGCAACCATAATACGGTTAGCATTGATATTGTCGAAATTCAATTTATTTTCCGGATTGAGTTTTACAGTCTCGTAGGTACCATGCATCCAATCATGTGCCCTGTATCTCCATTCTCCTACATATTCCCAACATTCAAACACTCTGCATTTATGCTGTTCGCTTGGATATAGGAAATCTTTATTTTCCTCATGGTCTGATTCAAAGTGATCGTATACATTATAAGCCTCCTTGGAAACATAGTTATACATTGATCTTACTCTGGCCTCGTCTGATTTATTCTTAGCAAATGCAGCAACTACATCATCTATTGTAAGGTCATGGAATTGAACTATGAAATTAAGGTCAGATAGGTCTCTGTTGTTAACATTATTAAAAGCTAAATTAGATAACTCAACATTCGAGAACTTGACAATGTTCTTTTTCTTTTCCTCACTATACTTGTACTCTATTCTTTGATTAAAGTAGCCTGAGTTAAGGAATATTTCAAGAGCTGCAACATCTTCTTCCATACCGTCATTAGTATCATAGACTGCTCTAAGAGTATTGGTGAGCATCTCTCCTACCGGTGCTTCTTCTCTTGTTCTGGCTATTACTGTACTTCTGGAATTAGAAGAACGGAACTGTCCTTTATAATTACGGATTAACGGAGCTATCATATTGACAACAAAAGGTATCTGTCCTTGGTTTTTAATGAGATCTTCTTCCTTCTCGTAACCTCCTGTGTCCGGATTAAGAACAAGGTCTGACCATTGGCTACCCCTTCGATACCTCCAACACCTTTCTACTCTATCCCGGTATGTCTGTTGAGCTGCCCAATATATTGAACCTTGGTTTATGATCCTTGTATTATCAGCCTTATCTGAAATATCATACAGGAATTTATTTCCCTGTTGTGCTGTTTCAAACTTCTTTGAAGGAACAGAACGTCTTAGTTTTGCCTGCATTAAATTAATAGTTGCCATATCTTATTCGTTAATTTGTTTAATAGCATTTTCCATTATCTCACCTCTTTTATCAAGATATTCATCAAGGGTAATACTGTTCATGTCGTGTTGTTTTTTTAGTATGTCTATTTCCTTTTCTGCCCTATCGAATACTACTCTTACCTCGTTGTGTTTCTTACTTTCCATAAGGGTTTTATAGTATTCATAATCTGTCCCCTTCTTACTCTTAGCTATGTCGAAATAGTTATCATTCTCATTTTTCAACTCATAGTATTCGCCTAATGCGTTTAATCTTCTTTCCGGGAAGTTTCTAACAAAGGTGTTGAAGAATGGTAATTTGTCGATAGAGAATTCTCCACCTGCCGTTAAGGTTATTAAGTCTACAAAGTCTGTAACTACTGCTCCTGTTCCTCCGGTGTATGTCTTGATCAAGTATTCAACTACCGAAGGGTTAATATCTAATGCGCCCGCAACTTTTTTAACCTCTCCTTTATTATCTATATATCTCTTTTTTCTTTTTTCATCTGATGCCTCTCCTCCTCCTAATTCAAATGCTGCATCTGTTAAGAATTTCAAAGCTGTGTTGACATTCTTTTTATGAAGTCCTGAGTTTGCCAACTTATCCTTTAAGTCTTTAGTAAATGGCTCTTTGTATATCTCGTATCCCATAAAGTCCCTATTGGCTGCTAAATCTGCTGCCGGTTTAGCTATGGTAGGAATAAATGGAGCATACCATTTACCTTCTTTTTCAAAGAAAGCTGTAATATCCACCGGGGACATAGCGTTAATAAAGTTCAATACTCCCCTGCCTGTTGCTTCTCCTATCTCTGTTTTACCGTGTACCATGTCGCTAATATTGGAGCCGAGTCCATAAAATGCTCTAAAGAACTGTGGTAAAGGAATCCTAATGTATGACTTCCCGGTAGGGATAACAAGGTAGTTCATCCTTACAAAAGGATTTAATTTCTCATATTCATCATCATCTCCATCAAATGCCCTACAAGCTTCAGCTACAAGGAATCCTGCAAGCGTCCATGCAGAAACTAAATAAGTAAACTGTTTAGGCTTATTTTTAGCAAGTGCAAAGTTTTTAACTGCTCCCTGTATTGCAGGATTGAAAAAGGCATATAAGGAATCAAGAGTCTTTGTTAGCTTGCCTTTACGATTGAAGTTAGTTACTGCCTCCTTGGATAAAAATGCTGCATCTTGTTTTGATTTACCATTCATTACTGCAGCTCTATAAACTGCAAATCTGGTAGCATCTTCAAATAGCTGTGAATAACTTGCTATTGCACTACCGATATTTATCTTTTTACCTGTTAATCCTTTCTTTATCTGCTTGATTTGCTGTTTGTTATATTGCTCTGGCGTTTTCTGATGAGTCCATCCTGTTTGTCCTCCCATGTTCATAAAGTCCTCATACATAGCATGTTCTTCATTGTTTGAAGGGCTATATTTTGAGTTATTGAAGATGTATGTAAACGCTGTTTTAAATGCAATAGGATGGCTTTTTACAAATGCTCCGGCTATCTTTGGATCATAAGCAAGGAAATAACTCACCGATTCTCCGTAGTCCCTCAATACGTTTTTAGGTGGAAAGATTACATTCCATGAAGTAAACAAAGCCTTTT